TGAATACTTCTACGTTGGCAGTAATACTTGATCTACGCTTGCTACCACTGAATGCGCCAGAGCAACTGTTGGTACCTGTAACCATCAATTGCAATTGGTTGCTCGCTCCATCTCTGAAGAATCTGAAGTAGTTGGTACACAATGCAGTCGGGATATCTACGTTGTTATTGGTGATGGTTGCAATGTATTGGTTATCTACATCACAGTTATTACCACCGACATCGCTGATACCCTCGTTCAATACCACCTTAACATTGTCGCCGTTCCACCAATCGAACATGTTGTCGTAATTGGCAGACGCCACCAAGGTCTTGTCCAAAGTGTAGATACGTCTTTCGCACCTGTTGGTTCCGTCACCGGTACCCAAACGCTCGAACTTGAAGTAAAGGCGAATGCGGCTACCTGCTGGTATGTCATAGTCCACCCAAGTATTGGTGGCTGTGTCGAACCTGTTCATTGGGTAGCGAAGCAATGGGTATTCGTTGGCGTTGTCTTGGTTTACTTCGATTTTACCCGGAGCAATAACAGCCAACTCATCGTTGATTACATTGAAACTATTGGGACTAATCTTCATGTAGACACCGGATGGTACGGGAAGATTCACTGACGGATCTAATGTACTTGGTATCGTGATGAAGTCGGCAGCCTTTGAGTCCTTCTCGAGTACGGTAGCATACACGCACTGACGAGTAGGTCCACTGCTGTCGGCCTTTACAATGAGTCTGTCTCCTGTTTCGACTTTCTTCGAATTTTCTCCATCAAGGAGGAAGTACGCATCATTTGAATCAGGGTCAAGAAAGAATATAGATGTGTAAATGGTCTCATAGTTTTCTTGGTCGGGTTTGATTACGAATTTATATCTTGTCGCCCAAGCAGGAGCCACTTGCTCTGGTGGTATCCATGCATAGATTGAGTTTTGGTTTGCAGAGTAGGCACATGGGATATGCACGGTGTTGTCGGGACTTACCAATGCAGTAGATGATCTGTTGAATTCATCCATGTACACGATACCAATCTCGTAATCTCTGTTGCTATGCAAACTTTGTGGGTTTGCAATCTGTTGAAATGTAGCCTCTACAAATGTAACTTCATAGTACTCATACACATACTGAGTAGGAGTAGTGGTGTTATTCACGTACTGCATCGCGGGCAATTGGAAACCAATCACTGTACTAGCAGGGCTTGTGATGATACCAATTGGCTCACCAACTGCACTGATACCACTACCAAACTTAATCAAGGCATCCAAGTTGTTCGGTATTGCACAGTTTACTTGGTCAGTAAATGTCGTTCCATCGCAGGATGTTTGTGTACCGGGGGTCGAAGAAAATACTGGTTTGATAGTAGACGCAGTACCTACCGCTTCTGCAAATTCTGCGCTAGTAGCCAATGCATACACCGATGTGTATGATGTGGGCAGGTAGAACGAGAATGTAACAGACACGTTGTCGGTTGTCTCCGCTGGGAATGGCGTGTCTCCGCTGAATGATTCGTGGTTAAAGGTAACTTCAACGCTAATAGCAGCGCCTGCTACCAAATCAGCGCCATCCAAATCAATTTCAAATACTGCTCCGGGGATTGTCTCTGCGCCATCAATGCTATAAGTACCATCAGATACCGAGTCTGTAATCTCAGTCTCTCCGATAATCTCAGTAACCAATTGGGTGTAGTACTCGAACTTCACAGGCTGACCATCCTTGTCGATAAGGTTGTAGCCTTCTACGTAGTTGCCGTACATCAATCGGTTGCCCATCAATGTCTGAGCCTTGGCGAATCTTGGTACGTTGTCGTACAATCTGAGCAACTCAGACTCCGGCAATACAGTAAATATCTTGCTGTTATTGAATACGTACGTACGATATTCTTCGTTAGGGATACCAAGGTTTGCCTTGTCAAGTTTCTCGATTACGCGGATCACATTCCCACTAGCTTCTTTGAAAAGCAAGTCGATACCAACCACCAACGGGCCTCCAGTGTAATAGGTAACCTCAACTGCGTTGGCCTTGTTGACCATGCCCTCGTTCAAGTAACTGTCTACGCTGAATTGAAATGCGTTTGGCAAAAATGCAGGCTCAGAGAACTGAGACGTTGCAGAGTATTCGTTATCTGCGTATTGATATCTGTAGGCAAAGCAAATGAACCTTGTCTCCAAGAAGTTCTCTTGCCCAGATGTAACCAATGGGACAATCGTTGGGGCTTCAGCAGGTGGTCTCTTGATAACCAAAATCGACTCAGCGCTGAAATCATCCTCATTAGCTATGGGGTTTCCATATCCTCTAGCCACATTGATAAAGCGCGGTGGATTGTAATCGTCGGTGAAGAACAACAAGTTGTCATTCAAGTTGCCAGTCTTTACAATGTTAACGCCGGTAATAAGGAACTGAGGATTGAAGTTTAATGTGGTATTAGCGTGATCCTTGTCATCAATGCTGATGATGTGGTAGGTCAATATGCCTGTCAGTACATTGAACGATACAATCAAATCAAGTTTACCGGTAGCGCCAACAGGGAAGTTGGGATCATGGACAAACCAATAGATGGTTTCTCTTTCACCGTCTTCAAATGCCCCTATGCACTTGGCATCTGAACTCAATGGCGTTCCATTCACATATGACAAAGAAGTCAAAGGGAGATTCCCCTTGATGTTTTCTATGACACCAATCTCTGATTGCTCAGTAGATCCCATGCGAACGTTAAGCGCATCGATATATTCTCCATTAGGGATAAGCCGTTCATCAACGGACTTATTCATTCTGCCTGCTATGAAATTTCTTGTTATGTTCGCCATGTTACTTTATCCACTTGTCCATACCACGGAGACTCATCAATAATCTTCCCGGATGAATGTTGCTCAATCTGATCTTTGAATTTCTCAACAACGCTGCCTTCTCTTTTCTCGCTCTGGCTACAACATATTCCTGTACGCCAAACTTTGAGTTGAGTATTTCGTATTGGATGTACGCATACACGTACTTCTCGAACAATTTGTTTACGGTAATCAAAGAATCATCGCCTCCCTCCATACCATCAGAAACGTACTCAACAATACATTGTTGGTCCGACATGTCTGAGTTGAAGTTGATTACACCTGCCTTCTTGTCGATGGCAAATGTTGGGTTGAAGTTCGCAGTCTCGGTATTCAATCCGTATCGTGTGCCGATGCCGTAGTCAAAATACCAATTGCCATCGATGTACCAACCTTCTTGGCCATCAAACATTCCTCCCGGATTGAGGTAGATGTTTCTCTTCGTCCCGTTCAATCTCTCTGTGTCTATCAAAGAGTTCTGTGGTTGCAAGATGTTCCCGTTCTGATCAAACAAGATGTTGGCTTGGTTGTCCTGCAAGTATGCGCTTGAAGAAAGTATCTGCACGTTCTCTGTCAGTGGTCTTAATAAGCCATCCTTATACAAAGAGATGCGAACCCAGTTCACGAAATCGCTAGGGAGAATGTATCTCAAGTTGCTACCAACCGTCAACTCAAGGACTTTGATTTCCTTGAACGCATCGTAGTTCAACTCTTGGATAGCCCTCTTGGCGTGGAACAATATCTTGTAACGCTCCTCATTGTTGATCAATGAGTGGTTGCCAGAATACATCAATTGAAAATTCTTGACGATATCCTGCAGACTTACATATTGGTAAGAACCCCAGTTCTCATTCTCCGGGGCGTTACCATTGTTATCGTAGTATTGGTATTGAGATATATAAGCCATGGTTTATTATTGCTGTACGCTGAATGTGGGTTGTTCGTGTTGTTGTTGTGCCATACCGAATTGAACCACCTCTGCTTCTCTAATAGACATACCGGCATACTCCAATATCTTGGTGGCCAATTTGTATTGATAGTCCTCGGGCAATTCAAAGTCTTGATAGTCGGGCTGAGATTGGTCGAACACAGGTTCGCCACCGGCCAAACTAATGTAGGTCCACTTGGGCTCAAATGGGTATCTGAAGTAATTGGCAATCACCTGACCGGGAACTTTGTAACTCACAGGGGTGACTGTCATTGTCTCCGCTTGCTGCGTGTATACAGGGAACAGCGTAGATGGCGCAGTCAACATCGATGTGTTGAGCAACGTCGAACTTGAGTGGTTTAATTTCTCCGCCTCAACTGCCGCGCTTGCTTTTAATATCAAGAAGTTAGCAGGGGTGGTAGTGAATATGTTGTTGTCCAATAACAAGACTGTGTTGCTAGATACCAAAGCCACATTAGCCAAAGCATTTGTTGTGGTATTGACAACCACATCGCCTGCGCTAATACCGGCAGACAAGAATGTCGCGCCGCTGTCAACCAATTGGAAAGCCACCACTGATGTGTTCGCTCCGCTGTCCAACACCGTTGGGTAGCAGATAACTTTCACCATCATGTAGTATGCATCGTTGGTGGTAGCCAAACTTGGAAGAAAGAATACGCTGCCTGCAAAGTTTTCAAGAGGGTTGGTCACGTTGAAGATTTCCATGGCCTCCTCGTAAGTCCTCCTCAAATCTGCATAACCGGTACCAGATACACGGCTATTTTCCATCGAGATGATCTTGTTATAGGAAGAAAACATTTCTTCGTACAATTCCATCTGCGCTTGACTAGCAAACAAGTTGAAGTCTGATGGAGATATATATCCGTAATTGTTCTTGTTGATGATAGACAACACGGTATTTCTTACTTCATTAATCATGTTATTGTTTAAAGCAAAGATAAACAAAAAAAAAGAGGGAGCATTTGCCCCCTCTTATTGTATTGAAATAAAGTTTAATACATCATATCTAGGCTGCTATCGAGCAACTTCAATGCATCAATACCCTCATCTGTCTGCAAATACAAAGCCACTTCAACATATGGGTCCGCGCCGAAAGGAATGTTAATCATTTTCTTTTTGCTTGACGGAGTGTTGAACCAAACTTCTTTGTTGCCATTTCTGAAGGCCAATACTTTAGTATCGAAGTACTTATGTACGTTGGCTTCCAACTTCAACATTGGGTCATTGATCAAATTCAAGAATCCTCTTGGGTCTCTCTTGGCGTAAATCAATATGTCTCTCTTCAATTCGGCAGTACTAACCACTGATGGGTCTTTACCAAACAGAACTCTAGCCACATTCTCCAACTGATCAACGGTCAATGAGCGTGCCTCCAACAAAGCATCTACTTCTTCGTTCAAGAATTCTACCTCTTTTTGGGCATCCTTCTCATAGTTTACTTCAGAAAATACACTACCATTCATGGGATGGTAATACAAGAATTGCTGAAGAACAGGGTTGGTCTTTGGTACGCGCAACATACCATCTTCAAAGATTACTGGCTCAACAATAAAATTGCCGTCCTGTTCGTCTTCGAATGGGGTCTTTTGGTTTACCGCATATCGCAATGGGCGATTAACGTTCTGTTCTGAATCAAACCACAATAGTGGGAATCTTCTTGTACTCCTTGAAGGAATAGTGAATGAAAGGGGAGATGAGTGTAACAGTTTGTAGACTTTGTCTACTGGTATTGCGTTTTTTTTCATGATATAATTTGATATGATTTTTTACTTTTTAAAAAGGAGAGCGCCGTTGCCGGCACCCTCCAAATTAAATGAATTAACTTTTTTATTTCGTCAGCGATTAGGCACCGTAACGGAACAATACGAAGTTGTTAGCACCCAAGGTACATACACAACGCTCAGACAAGAAGTTAACTTCCATTGCATCCAAGTCGCTA